ATTGTTTTCCTTACTTCTTCTATATAATTATCAATCATGTCTAATTGTTGAGCTTTTTTCTCTGCTTGCTCTTTTGTGTGTGTTAACAATTCCGCTAATTCCTTGAGGGATAAGCTGTTTAAGTATTTCTCTTGTGTATTTATTTTTGTGTTCATATACCTTTATTCTTTATTTGTATCCAAGGAGGTCTGTAACTCGAAGGACGCAAGGAGGTCTGTAACTCGTAAAAGCATATTCATCTGTCCGCCTGCAAAGATTTGATTTTGCGAAAGGTTGTTTGGTGGCGGTTCAACTGTCGGTGTAATAACTTTCGGCAAGTTTTCCCTCACCCTCTTCCTATCTTCTACTACTATCTCCTCTAGTGCTTGGCGTAGTGTGTTCTCTAACTTAGATGTTTTTTCACCTAAATCTTGTGGGTGTATTTTCCTAGTAAGACTGACGACTTTTGCTTCTATGTATTCATCGCCATATTCAAGTTCTTCACATTCTCCACTACTTTGATTTTCTATTTCAATAAATCTCTTTTCTATGTTGTTCATATAAAATAGTAATGAGTTAATATAGCGATACCAATTGCTAATGCAAACACGCTGATTCGAGTTTCTCGCTTTTCCGACTCACGTTCTAGGCGATACTTTGTTTTACTTTTTTCCCAGTTCATATTGGTTGATTAGCATTCTAATAATGGCGCTCTCTGTTTCTTCTAATTCCTTTGATAATTTACGAACCTTGTTAATGTGCTTTTTCTCTAAGTAGTAAACCTTGCGTATTTGTTTGACCATAGTTTTATTTAATTGATAACCCCTGTTGTTACAGTAGCACGTTGCACGTTACATCGCAACATAGTTATCCACGTGTATCCCCTGACAACATAATTGTATCTGATAGTATAGGTACATGGCAAAGGAAACAAAATACTCAATAAGAAACTTAAAGGCGGACTTCCCTAATGAGGAAGCTTACCTAGCCTTGATATTCGATACCCTACACACAAAGGAATGTACATGTGGTGGAACATACAAGCAGATAAAGAGGCGTAAACAATACCAGTGTGGGAAGTGCCGTTTTCAGATAGCCCCTGCTTCTACTACCATTTTTCATAAATCGGATACCCCGCTATCGCTCTGGTTTCATGCAATCTTTATCTTTTCTAATGCTAAGAGTGGTATATCTGCTAAAGAGCTTGAAAGACAGCTAGGAGTGACATACAAATGTGCATGGAGAATACTATCACTTATCCGAAGCGTTTAGGCTCGTATTTAGTAAAGCGTCATCAAGGGAAACCTTGATGTTGCAATCAAAAGGAATAACGTAGTTGAATAAACTGTTTTAAACCTTGATGATGCTTTATTGAAATCGAGCCTTTTTGTTTGGTAAGTTCCTTTTAATCCAATTCCTGTATTTTAAGGAGGGTATCAAATGGAGGATTATCCCTCTACTCCCAGTCTAACCGACTGTGAAAGGTCTAAATCATGACACCAGCGAAGATTTGTCGCATGTTTATTACACTCAGAAATGGGAAGAAATACAGGCGACCGAATGGAAAGCCAATATGTTGGGTTCCAAAAGAAAAAAAACTTAAGAGTTTATCTTAATTTTTGATTCGTCCATATAAGTCGTATCATCTTATAACGGGGGTACGGCTTTTATGTTTGTATTTATTATACGGTACTTACTGTAAGTTCGCAGGTCATCAGATTACCTGAACGGGGATAACTTTGCAAGTTTTAAATAAAACTTGCTTTTACTATAAATCTTTATTGATAACTTCTTTATTTTGTATTGTTTCAATAAGTAAGCCAATATTTCTATTTAAGTAGCGTAGTTGCTTATATATATCCCAAAGTAATATTATTGCAATAACACTTAGTATTCCTATAAATATCATATTTTTATTCTATCACATTATGTCGCTAAGGGAGAGGTGTGTAGTTATCCACACCTTACGCTAACGGTACTAATCTCCTTTGCTCTCGCACCAGTAAGCGACTTACGTTTCGAGCGATCACGTTCTAAGGTGAAAGTCTCGACGTCAATTAAACAAAAAAACCTTGGGTATTTAACGACGATATAAGCAGGTGTGTTTCTAAGGTACACATAGTCCGGCATCCCCTCTGTTACCGCTTGGGTCCGGAGCAACACGCCTTTGTTGCCTTTTATAGCCATGCCGTAAGTGAGCTGTTCTTCAGTCACTGCTGAAAATGGAAGTGAGTCTGTCGTTGTTTGCTTCATTTCAAAAGAAGACGAGAAGCGAGGATTCGCCTTGATCCAGTGACGAAATAAAATAGAGAATTTACTTTCTTTCATACATCCTTTCATTGAAGTCACCCTTATTTAATAAACACTTATCAACGGCTTCATCGACACCGCCCCTTACCACAAGATTTATATAAAGATTCTTCTTGATATTGTTAACGCGCTGTATTCGGCCGAGAGCTTGAGAATAGTCTACGAATGAATAAGTGCGTGAAGCAAAAACCATGACAGGGAAACTAGGTAATTCCCAACCTGCGGAGATCTGAGCTTGGCAAATAAAAATAAAATTTATCGAGTTATTAGCTTCTTTAATAACACTACCTCGATCTTTAGTGTCGCCAGTCATCGTTCTCACAAGATATCCAAGTTTTTTTAATTCCCTGTATATTTCGTCTATCTGCGCTCGGTACTTTGCGAAGATAACCAACTTCGGGAACTCTAGTGCCAATTCAAGAATTTTATCTATCTTTGCATTGTCAAAAAACTCTGGTTTGTTAAACTCGTCCCCACTCAAAATCCCATTCTCAATGGCGTGAATTTTGCCAACACGAACGATCGGGTCGGGGTATTCTAAGGGAATCTCTTTAATACGCTTTTTCTGCTCTGGAGTAAGCTCAACGTAAACTGTTTTAAATGTCTGCTCTGGTACGTCGAAGTAGTCCTCTAGTCGTCCGGTGTAACCGAGTCCTCGTACCAGTTCTCCAAGTTTTTCTTTAGACAAAACATCACTCTTCGCTTGCCAGACTTCACGTCCAGGCATTGGTAGACGTATATAAAAGGTATTGCGGAACTTATAAAAGTCCCACCTCTTGCCTAAGAGCCTTGCTAACGCAAATATTGTCATCGGAGAGCGTATGGGGGTTGCGGTCAATAAGTAGAGGCGATCCGGACAGGTTCGAGTAAGAAACGCCTCAAGCGCCTCAAACAACTGACTCGCTTTTGGTATCGCCTGTTTATTGCGGTATCGAACGCTTGGAGTAACGCCTGCCGTCGTGTGACATTCATCGACTATCACCGTGTTGAATCTTCCAAGTTTTGCGTGATCGCGACGGAAAGTTTCTTTGGATATAACTGTAACTATTTTGTTTTTCAATTCCCTCTCCCAGTTGCCGTCTTCCTTTTGAGTCTTCGGACAGATAACAAGGGTCTCGCCTCTGGCGAGCTCAAGAGCTATTCTAGTTTTTCCGCTACCCGTGCCTAAAAACAGCCCTGTCTTTTTAGGATCAGCTTCAATTATCGCCTTTTGATGAGAGAATAGTTGCATCTTTATATAATAGATAGGTGCTTTCTGTTGCCTTAGCTGTGCCTTTCTCTTGCTCTTTGTTCTTTGCGATCTTGACCTTTTCTTCGAGCTTAGCCACGGCAGGAGAATACTTCCATGACGTTTTATGAGCGACGGTAAATGAGCCGAAGACTTCGCTTTCTATCTTTTCGAGGTTGTTGTCTTTCAGATTGTTTAAAATAGATTCGCGTAAAACTTTCTTCTTTTCCTCAATCACCTTAAACTCTGCTTCGAGCTTAACGTATTCCGCTAGTAGTTTTTGATTCATTGATTAAATTATTAACCCTTCTTCTGATAACTGACCTCTTTTGTAACTCCTGATAATACGTCTTGCTTCTCGGACTCTTTTTGTGCGAGAGCTTCCCTAGTTTGCTGAAATAGCTCCGGACATTCTTGTTTAAGTTTGGTGTAGTCATCTGAGATTTCCTTTGCTATTTTAATAATCTGTTTTTGCATTTTCGCCCTCTGCCACTCTGCAATGCGACGTTTGAACACTTGAATTTTGCCGGTGAACTCAATCTGATTATTCTTGCCGATAAGCGTGTGGCCGCCAAATTCCCGAGTCTCCTTTCCGTCCCTCGTTTCGATCCATACCAAGCGCACCCACGGATCGACCTTTTTATATTTAACCTTCGTGAGTAACGAGTAAATAACGAGTTGGTTTGCTTTTGCACAACGTAAGTCATTCCACGCTTCCTTACCTGTCTTATACTCAACGATTGCCTTGCGTTGTTTTGAGAATGAGTCTAGGACACCGAGAAAGGGTACACCACCTACTTTGACCTCAATACGGTGTTCCATGAGCTTATAGCGTGGCACGCGATCAAGGACAGGGTCTTTGATACCGTTTTCGAGCATGTGCGCGACTCTTTTGCCGAATAAAATTTCACGAGTCACGAATGACGGGCCGTCGAAGTAGTAGCGTTGTCGATATCCTTCCCTGTTACTCTGCCACAAGGACATTTGACTGTACGACAAATATTTCTTTGGTAGGTTATATATAACTTTCATAATAAGACGCACGGTTGTACGCGTGCGACCTATATAAAAACTAGAACGCGTCTATTGCAGTAGGATCAGTTGCCTCAGGTGGCACCGTGCCGCCTTTTGCTTGGTCTTCTGTATCAAGTTCGAGAACAGTCTTGCCTTCTGTTGTTAGCTTCTTTCCGTAAAAACCAAAAATCTTAGTTGGACTCAAGCCCTTCTCAGCAGGGTCTTTAAGCTCGATAAGTTCTACAGTCAAAGGATCGCCAATACGAAGGTCGTCTGTCTGAGAGAGAATAAACGAAAGTCTTTTAATTCCAACGTTTATCATTTTACCGTCTTGCTGTTCAAGAGTGATGCCACGCTGTTCTTTAAACTTACCGTCAGCCGCGCGATAAAACACATCGCGAATATAGCCCTGTGATTTGTCACCTACATTTTCAAACTTAGCCCAGTTGCTCCATGCGAGATCACGGGGGCGTGTGAGGGTATCTTTCTTATAATCACCAAAAATGTCACCTTCTATTTTCTTTGTCATGTATTGAATGTTGCTTAGTGAATAATATTTGTACAACACTTAAACTATAACGTACTTGCATACTGTTTGCAAACGGTATGGTGGGGATAGGAATTACATCAAACTTTTTTGCTTTGGTATTTTTTTTTAGCTACAAAATCAATTCTTTTTGCCTCCAGATATTCAATGAATATCTTAGTGTCACCTTGCATTTCTTTCAGAACTTTCCTAGCCTCTTTAAACCCCTCGTATGTCATTATTTTCTCCGCCATTTCCATGTCTATTCTCATATATTTTCAAAAACATCATCTGTAATGGCTAGTTTCTTAGGAGTAAGCCCCACATAATATCTTTCATTTTGCACTCGAACTTGCTCAATTTTCCCTGTCTCTCTTGCGAATCTTTTTAATTCTTTTTTGAAGTTGAACTCTGATTTTGGAAATACGCCCTTACGCTGACAGAACCAACGATAGCCAGTGCCGACATTATTTTTAACATCATATTCGCCATATAATTCAGTTGGGTCATTATTTTTTGTGTACGCTTTATCAAAGGTATATTCCATTTCAAGGAAGGCGTAGACCGAATTACTTTGATGAGTATTGTCGCTCATGTCTTCGGCACTTTCTTCGTTTATACTGAACATCTTGCTTTCTTTAAGTATTTTCGCTCCAGCAATCGCCCAATTTAAAATACCAGTTCCTTCTTTTCCAAGAAGAATCTCATCGTACCTGTCGATACGATCTTTTTCAGGAATATGGTAGCTGAAGGGAATCGAGATCATCCGGTGTTTCATACCTTGCGATTCTTTAAACACAGGCAAATCGTTACAAGCAATTATAAATTTAGCTTTTACAACATGCAAAAAACTTGTTTTGAATTTAGGGTCAATTTCTACAACACCCTCAGACGACATTGAAGTAAGCCGGGATGAATCAACATATTTCGAGGAGACTTCATCAGAAAAGTTTAATTGCTTACCTAGGAGTGACATGAGGATCGATGATTTTTCTCCAGCGATTTGGGCTAATGAAAGTGTAGATACATTTCCCCAACCAATAAGACCGCAAAGAATCTTAGCGGTAGTTGATTTTCCATTCCTTGCAATATCACCGTAAAGATAGAACACTTTGTGCTTCGGGTTGCCGGATAGTATACAATACCCAAACATTTCTTGGATCATCTGAGTTGCGGAGAGAGTCTGGTTTGAAACAGTTTGTATAAATTCCTCAAACAAAGGACATTCTACGCCTGGTTCGAATGGGAAAGGAGTCTGACTTGTAGAAAAATAATCGGGTGTGTGTGGGAGTAGGGCGAACGTCTCCACATCCAAAAGCCCATTCTTTAAGTTCAGGTACCATTTTGCACGGTAGATATCAGAGTCTTTAAAATTTCTTTTTGGTGTTCTTGAGAGTAACGCTTCGATTCTCGTTATTGTATCAAGTACTTTCCTTTTAGATGTTCGATAATCGAACAGGGCGTAACAAGCCATAAGCTCATCAACTCGGTTGTACATGTCTTTGTCAGAAACAGCGACGTACACACCGTTTATATATTCATGAAAAAATATGTTGTCTCCGTATCGTAAAGTTACGACGTGCGGATTTTCTTCAATAAATTTTGAGTCGAGATGGTTATAGACTATCTCCTGCTCGTCTTTACTAGAAACAAGGGCCGATGAAATTGCTTTTGATTTTCTTGTTGTCTCAAAATATCTGTCAATTTCTTCTTTGGTTATTTCGTATTCCAAAACAAGATCATAAATAACGTTTGCGGGTGTATTTCTTGAAAGTAGGTAGCTCGCTTTTGTGTAAAATTTATTTTTTGGTTTGAGTTTCGTCATACTAGTTTATTAACAAGCCTATAATTCTCAATAACAAGCGTTTTTGCGGCCTCACGATAATTTCCACCGTGGTTAAGCGTGGTGTATAAATTAAACTTCGTATACCCCTTTAATTGTTTAAGACCATCAACGGAAGTTGTGTAAGGGAAAAACAAGCCGTAATTTTTCCAATTTGTTGAGGCAGATATTCCGTCTTTTTTGCCAGGTCGTCTCCAGTATGTAATGTCGCTAGAGCGTCCAAGGCGCGTCCAGCCGAGAGGGATCAGAATATCGTCCCAAGATGCCAGTTCGTTGAATATGTCGCCTGGGCGGCCCATTTCAGGGTTTTGGCGGGGGGTAAATGGGGTGAAGTCGGTTGATTCTATCTCCGGTTCAAGGGCGTTGAGTATTTCAATCAATAAGTCTTCGGGGATAGGGATGAGAGGCGCGTCGTGGACCATCTTATACGTTCCGTTTTTAAAAACTGTCGGCGGAGCAAAGGCTAGGGCGCCGTTTGATTGGATATCAACACCTTTTAAAATTCCCTTATGTTCTTGCTTCTTATGCTTTGTTGATTTTAAAAGTGGATCGTAAAGCGCGTAAAAATGGTAACCGCCGGAAGGAGTCCTGATTTCCAAGAAACCACGGTTTAAAAAAGGTGTCGGGTCACCGTCGTTTTTTGTATCAACATCAATGACAATAATGTTTGAAATTTCACCACAAACGATCGCATAATTTTGAATCGGCGAAGAGAGCCAAGATTGAATCTCTGTTTGCGTTGGTTTTCTCGTTTGAAACTCTGTCCACTTTCTAAATATCTTCTTTTCGGCACATTGTGTATTGAAAAAGGAAAATCCTGCCTCTTGGTATCTTTTTATGAAACTGTTTTGCATTTTATTTTGTTTTTATTAGTGATCATGGGGTTAATTATACCGTAAAAAAAAAGAAAACAATGTCCCTTGTCCACACCAGAAAAGATTGATAAAATGTTTAGGCATAAAAATTTGTTTTTTTATGTGATCCCAACAAACACCCTACTTTGCCTAGCTTTGCTAGGTAGAGGGGTGTTTTTGGTATGTGTGCCAAGTAAGCCATCTCTGCCAGATGCTTTTTTTTTATCTGGCAGAAAAAATATGGCTAACAATATAGGCGGTTTCCCATTCTGCCAGCTCTGCCAGATAAAATTAAAAGTTTATTTATATATATATATACCCCTCTCCCCCTATAAAGGGGGGTATATATAACCCTTCTATATAGGGTTTCAGAAATGGATTTTTTATCTGGCAATCTGGCAGAATGACAAAATATGGCTAAGATTAGCGTTATTTGCTCTGCCAGATGCTTTTTTTCATCTGGCAGAGCATCTGGCAGAATGACAAAATATGGCTAACAATATAAAATCGTCATCTGGCAGATTTTCCGCTTTATCCCCTTGTGGACAACAAATCACCTCATTATCCCCCTATGAGCTATAATATAAGTAATGCGTAAAATATGCCGTGAGTGGCTAAGAAGAGATGACGAGTCTAAGGGCTGTTGTGATTTTCCTACGGTCGCACACCCTAATCCTAAACTTAAAGAACCACTCTGCACCAATCCGAAATGTTGCAGGTATTATATTTGTATTTGTGGTAAACTTTTTGGGACACATGATATTCTTTAGTTTTGGAATTGTTATTGGACTTCTTCTCGCAATCCTTGTGGTGCTGGTGAGTGTGTATGTGCTACTCAAACAAAAGAAAGCTATTGAGAGAAAAATCAATCAGGTTGAATCGGTGCTTAAACCTAAAGGCTCGATTCTTGAACCACAGTTGGAGGAATTAGAAACTTGGATAAATAATTTAAAATGATACAGCCGTTAAATAATTATGTTTTAGTTGAGATCTCTAAGTTGGAGAAAACAAAGAGTGGTATTCTTTTAGCTACGGACAATGACGCACGACTAGAGAAAGGAGAAGTCATAGCCCTTGATCCACAAGTAGATATTGTTAAAAAGGGGGATTTGATTTATCTCAAGTTATACGCGCTGAGTTCGGTTGAGATTGATGATAGGGAATATCACTTTATTAAGTCGGAGGATATACTAGGAGTAGAAAAATAATGCACCATCACGATTATGCTGTTGTTTCTACGAATAACAATGGGCAAGTTGAGGTATGTAAGGAGTGTAAGCATCGCTTGGTTATCAAAAAGGATAAGAATGGTAGAATAGATAACAGTGAATATGTGAAGACGCACGTTAGGGACACCGCACAACCCAGTGGCGCAACAGCAAGAATTTTTAATAAATATTATGGAGCAAGTAAAAACAAAAGAAGTTAATGGAGAAACTCTGTACGCTGTGAAGCCCCCGGAGGGGCGACGCATGTTGCCTCTTGGCTATTTTAAAACAGAGGCAGAAGCTATCGAGGCGACGCGAAGTTATAAGGAGGCTAATCATATTGAGTGGTAAATAATGTCGACGGAGCTTCAAAAAAATCTAGCTAGACAAATAGTCAAAAATTTGAAACGTGAAAAGCCACAGAATAAACGTGAGCTTCTTGTTTCCTCTGGCTACGCTTTGAAATCTGCTATGTCGGTTCCACAAAAAATAATTGAACAGATTGGAGTTGTTGAAGCTCTTAATGAACTTGGTTTTTCCGAACAGGGTGCGAAGAGCGTTGTACAAGAAATTATGTACAACCCTGAAACTGATCCAAACGCTCGACTAAAAGCGACTGACCAAGTGTTTAAGGTTGAGGGTTCATACGCGCCAGAGAAAACAAGTGCATTAAATCTCATTGTGGAAGCTCGTTTGACTGACAATATTGAATTAAAGGCACTTGATGAGGAATACATGAGGCGTACTAGGGAAATTTATGCTAAAGGAAAACCAGACTAATATTATAAAGTGGTTAAGAGATCATAATATAAAAAATGAAGGTGGAGTGTCGTTAGACTTTTATGACCACTTGTTTCTATATGATATTTACGCAGATCAATCTCCGAAGTTAGTTTGCTATAAGGCGGCTCAGATTGGATTTTCTACGATGGCGATTCTAAAATCTTTGTGGCTCGCGAAGCATAAACATTTTGATTGCGTGTACACAATGCCAACAGCGAATGATGTTAAGGATTTCGTAGGTGGAAAGGTTAATCGCATTATAAATCAAAACCCTGTATTATTAGAGTATGTCAAGGATAAAGACTCAGTTGAACAAAAACAAGTCGGTGACAACATTATCTACTACCGAGGCACGTGGACAGAAAAAGCGGCTATCGCAGTCTCCAGTGACCTCAATATTCACGACGAAGAAGACCGTTCGAAACAAAGCGTTATCCAACAATATGCTTCCCGACTCCAACACTCTAAATACAAATGGGAGTGGCATTTCTCGAATCCTTCTGTTGAAGGGAATGGAGTATCTCGGTATTGGAATAAAAGTGACCAAAAGCATTGGTTCATCAAATGTGGCGGTTGTGACAAGGAACAATTCCTTTCGTGGCCTAAAAGTATCAATATTGAACGAAGAGAGTTTGTTTGTAAGGAGTGTGGCAAAGGGTTATCACGAGAGGAGCGAAGAGTTGGTCGGTGGATTCAAAAGTATAAGAATCGTGAGTTCTCCGGCTACTGGATAAGTTTACTAATGGCTCCGTGGGTAACGGCCGATGAAATAATAAATTATCATGAAACAAAATCAGCAGAATACTTTGCAAACTTTGTCCTCGGTCTACCGTATGTTGGCGAAGGAAACCAAGTCACTCCTGATATTATTTATAGGAATTGTAATAGCGATACTAATAATCAGGAGCGAGTCGTCATCGGTTGCGATAGTGGACTCAAAAAACATTATGTGCTCGGCAACAAAGATGGATTGTTCTACGCGGGAGTAACGCATACGTGGGAAACTATAGAAAAGCTCTTGGGGCAGTATGAAAGGTCAATAGCAGTCATTGACGCATTACCAGACCTCACAGAACCTCGCCGGTTGCGTGAGAAGTATCCGGGTCGAGTATTCCTATGTCACTACGCTAGAGATCGCAAAACCTATCAGATTATTCGCTGGGGTTCAGGGCTCGAAGCTGGCAACGTAACAGTAGACCGTAATCGAGGCTTGCAAATGGTCATTGATGATTTTGCTAATAAGAAAATTCCACTTCAAGGTACGCAGGACGACTGGGAGGAATTTGAAAGTCATTTTGCTACACTTTATAAGGTTACAGAGTTAGACACGCTTGGTGTGCCACAAGCTAGGTGGGAAACCTCGAACGGTATGGATCATTTCGCACATGCAAGTTTGTACTGGCGCGTCGGCATGGACAAATTCCGCAACGATGGTGGTAAGATATTCACTGGTGAGCCAAACGAGTATCGTGTATCAAGTCCTATCGTGAGTGATTCGATGCCTTACAAGCCAAAGTTTGATTTACCAGAACGTGAGTTAGAAGATTGGAGAACAGTATGAACACAATAATTTTAAATGATGTAGACGCGACGTTGTTTTTGGAGTTTCGCAAAAATCAAGACGCTTTTAAAATACTGTCTGATAATAAAATTTTCGATACGCAAAGTGGGTCAGTAGTCTTGCATTTCAACCTTGAGGGTCGCCTCGTGAAAGTTGACAGAAACCAAGTATTGTTTTTTGCTAAGCTGTCCCCATAGAGTTTGTTGCTTTCTGTGTGATAATGTGAGCGTTAGTTACGCCCTACCAGACAACGGAGGCGACCCATTAAAGGGTCGCTATTTTTTATATATAAAATGCCCTTAACATCAGGATATAACACACTTTCAGAGGACATAAATAAAGTTGGTAAGCCCGACGATTTAGTTTCAGCGTTGCTCCCTGAGCTTACTTTGGAGATGAGCGATGAGGAACTTATCGCTCTAAAGAAAAGCTGGATAAAGAACTGGGAGCCGTACAAAGTTGAAATAGAAAAGAAACAAAAGGTCAATGAAGACTATTGGCTCGGACAGCAGTTTAATCCAAACAAGAGTAGTGACAATGAACGCCCCCTTGTTGATAATCTTATTTTTGAATCATTAGAAACATTTTTGCCTATTGCTACTAGAGCGAAAGCAGAGCCATTAGTTGAGTCTGACAATACAGAGGAGGGCAACGCACTAGCAGACAAGGTTCGCAAAATGATTTTGTATGTTGCTGATAACTTGTCATTCAATCTAAAAATGAAGCAAGTCGCCCGGTACTGGGCGCTTCATTTGCTTGGCGTTATAAAAGTTGGCTGGAGTGTAGTTGAAAATGATATTACATGCAAAGCGATTCGTGCTTCAAAACTTGTCCTTGATACAAACTCTACAATTGACGGTTGCCAATACGATGGCTACTACATAGGAGAATACCTCGATGATATGGCAAGTGATTTGGTATTAAGATTCCCAGAGAAAGCTGAATTTATTAAGGACAAAGTAAAGGACAATATGGGTACAAAAGTGTCCTATATCATGTGGACTACTAATGAATATGTTTTTTGGACACTTGATAACGAGGTACTTGGTAAGAACAAAAATCCTCATTGGAATTATGATTCAGAAGAAGAACAACCTATTACTGACGAATTTGGACAGCAAACAATGCAGACCGTTCCTATTAAGGGCAACAATCACTTCAATTCTCCGCAAATGCCGTATGTTTTCCTGTCTGTTTTCAATCTCGGTAAACAACCACATGACGACACGAACCTAATACAGCAGAATCTACCACTTCAAGACCTTGTGAATAAGCGTCTGGCGCAGATAGACATGAACGCAGACAATGCAAACAACGGTATAGCCTTGTCCGGCGATGCGTTTACTGAAGAACAGGCCATGAAAGCGGCACATAAGCGACGTAAGGGTGCAGCCTTTTGGGTCCCAACAGGCGATGTCAATGCTGCGATTAAGGAATTACCCGCACAGCCGTTACCTAATTTTATATACGAATCATTACTTGATTATAAAAACTCACTCCGTGATTTGTTTGGAGTGCGTGGTTCTACTCCTCAGGGAACAATCAGGGAGCAGACGCTCGGTGGAAAGGAAATTATTAAGGGTCAAGACGCAGACCGTATTGGTGGAGGTGTATCAACTTATTTAGAGCAGTTTTCAGATCGCGTCTTTAATTGGTTCGTTCAGCTTATGTATGTCTACTACGATGAGCCTCATGCGGCTTCTGTTGTAGGGGTCGAGCGAGCAAAGGAATACATAACTCTTGTCAATTCGGAGTTCACCTCGAAACTCACGATTGGGGTAAAGGAAGGCTCAATGGTCCCTCACGACCCAGCTAGCCAACGTGGTGAGGCAGTTGAATTGTGGGCACAACAAGGCATTGACCCTATTACGTTCTTTACACGCCTTGAGTTTCCTAATCCTAGAGAAGCAGCGAAGCAGTTGTATCTCTGGCAAGCAGACCCGATACAGCTCTTTCCTGACTTGTTAGCAGAGCAACAGGCACAGCAGGCACAGCAGATGCAACAGCAACAAGTCATGCAACAGGAACAGTTAGGACAAGACCAGAATCTTGCGGAGGAAGAGCAAGACCGAGAGCTTGAAAAGGTCGAATTTGCAAATTTAGTAAAACAACCATGAGAAAACAAATTATAGACGCATTGAAAAGAACGAAAGACAAAGTTGTTGACGTGACATCAGATGTGCTTTCTGCTCCGTCAAGAGCGATTAGCGGGGTAAAGAAAAAAGTGAGTGACGATTTCTATGAATTTTATAAAAATAAAAACAATACGTATAAACGCACACGAGAAGAGGATGAAGCAGGTAAACCTGATGCAGGAAACGAGAGTGATCCTTTGTTTAGGTATCGAATAAATGCATTAAATCGCGAGTTTGACGAGGAACAGGCGAGACAAAATGCTAAGCCGAAGCAAAAGAAATCAATAGAGAAATTAGTAAAATAATTAAGTATGTCGTTTCTCGACCCGCGACAATAAACAAGAAGTCTGTGGAAAAAGATGTCAGAAACAAACGAAGCATTTGCGGACGTTAAGAAAGAAGGGGACGATCCCTTTGCTCAACTTAACAAGGAGACTGAAACTCCTGCGGAGTCGCAACCCGAAAAGAAAGAAGGAGAGGTTAAGCCAGATCAGGGCGTTAATACTGACAACGAAGATGAACCTTTTAACAAACGTTGGGAAGCAAGGGCTAATAATTTAAGGGAGGAAATAAACGCAGAATGGCAGGGGAAGTTTGACTCTTATCAAAAGGAATTAGAGACAAAGATTCCTCCTGTTACAGACACAAAATCAGATATTCCTGATTGGTTCCGGGGAATGTTTGGTGAAGATCAAACGGCTTGGGATAAATATAGCGAGTATGACAAGGGTCGTCGTGATGAGATTAAGCATGAGCTTGCTGAAGAACAGCAATCTCAAAAGACTCAAGAGCAAGAGGAGGTTAAATACTGGGATAAATGGGTAGCTGATGAGGTTACAAAACTTCAATCTACTAACCAGTTTGACCGAAACGAGCTTATGAAAGTCATGCTTGATTACCGCCCGACTGATGAAGCTGGAAACTTTGATTTTCAAGCGGGGCTACGGATTCTTGAGACTATAAAACCTAATGAATCCAATCCTGAAAAATCAAATGCTCGTAAACAAGTCGCAGATACGATCAATAAAAGTACTTCGGGTGGAGCTAAGGTTAAAGATTATATGACCACAGCCGAGGCTCGAAGCAAAACATGGAATCAGCTTTAATAATTAATTTATAAAATAAAATGGCAGCATTAGGAACCCGCGTAACGACTCTGACTCAGAGTAAATTGGTACCAAAGTTGGTGGATTCAATCTTAGGCTCAAACGTTTTCGCTTCACGTATGCTCTCAAGAGCAGCAAAATTCAGTGGTGAAAGAATTAAATTCCCAGTAAAGTATGCAAAAAATATAACTGGTACTTCATTTGCAGGTTTTGATACATTCTCAACCGCCGCAACTGACAATCGTGTGAATCTTGAATTTGTACCAAAGTTTTATCAGATGACTGTCGCTCTTCCCCTCGATGAGCTTTCAGGTAACGCAACAGAGGAAAAAGTACTTGACTTGGCTAAAATTGAAATGTCTTCAACTGCGCAAGATATGGCAGACGATATTGGTAATTTATTTTACGGCGCAGGCACAGGAAATGGAGGTAAAGATTTTCTTGGGCTAGAGGCAATCGTTGATGACGGAACAAACGCCGGAACATACGGAACACTCTCTCGAACAACTTATCCAACACTAAAATCAACAGTTACAGCATCGTCAGGTACTTTGAGCCTTGCAAAGATGTCCACGCTTTATAACGCAGCGGCATCTGGTTCACAGACTCCTACTTTAGGTCTTTGTAACGAAATAATCTTTGCTCTGTATGAATCACTATTAGCACCACAGGAAAGAATCTCAAAGTCTGTGTCTATGATGAAAGGTGATCCGGGACGAGGTTTGAATTCAGGTTCTGGTTTAATTGGTGGTACTGGATTTACAGGTCTTTTCTACAAAGGTTTTCCAATTCTTGCAGATGAGAAATGTACTTCAGGTGTTCTTTACTTCATTAACGAAGATTTTATCAACTGGCACGCTTTGCCTGTTGCTATGACTTCACCTGCGAAGTACCGATCACAAGACATTGAAGGTAACGATTACTCAGAAGTCGAAGGTCTTGGCTTCTCATGGAGTGATTGGATTAAGCCTACAAATTCAGCGGCTATCGTTGGCCACATGTATCTTGGAGGTGAACTTATCTCTCAGAATCCAAAAAGGCATGCAAAGTTGACGGGCGTGACTTCTGTATAAATTTATTAGCTCTAATCAAATAATATTATGGCTATAGACATAGTAAATTACGACCCAGCGGTCTCAGGAGGCGCAAAGATTGGCTACTCTCGTGGTGGCGGTTCAGTAACACAGCTTACGAGCCGTGCTACAGGAGTAACAGTCAACGCTCTCTCAGGAACGATTACGACAGTCAACACCTCACTCGCAGCAGAAGTTTCAGCCGTGTTTGTAGTAACAAACAGCGAAGTAGCTATCGGTGACGTAGTTGTTGTCTCGATGCGTTCCGGCTCTGTCGCGCTCAATACCGATGTGGTAGTTACCGCCGTAGCAGCAGGCTCATTCAGCCTCACTGTTATTAACGGTAACGTCGCAGCAGGTACAGCAGAAACAGGTGCAATCATTATCAACTTCGCTGTGATAAAAGCAGTGTCAGCGTAGGATTATCAACTTAAAATTAAATTAAAATGGCAACATCATTATCAACACCAGTTCATCTTGTGGGACATGACATTCTTGTAGCTTCTACTGTCCAGCAACACAATCTCGGTGCTTATGCGGAAACTCCCGATGGACGTGGATTCCGTTACGGTAAAGTCGGTGCGGTAGCCACGCTTCCGGGCAGAGTTTATCAGTCACCAGCTTTGGATGCGACTAATCAAACTCTTTCTGGCGGTCATTCTGTGGCAGCCGCCGCTATCGGTGCAACCACAGTTACTCTTACTAACTCTATTACTCTTGCGGCTAACTTAGTCGCTGGTGGTTATATGTCAGTAGTAGTAGCTCCAGGAATCGGTTACACCTATCGTATTGCATCAAATACAGGTGTATCAGCAGCAGCGGGTATGGTTATAACCCTTGAAGATCCTTTGGTTGTGGCTCTTACAACTTCGTCAAAGATTATTGTTTGTAAGCATCCTTATGACGGAATTGTAATAGACCCAGGTACACCAACGGGAGTAATTGTAGGAATTCCTACAGCTATCTATCCAATAGGTTCTTTTTGTTGGGTTCAGGTTTCAGGTCCTTGCGCGGCTCTCTTTACAGGCACAGGTGCGGCTAGTAAAGCAGTTGGCTCTCTTACTGGCGGTACTTCAGGTTCTCTCGCCCCAGCCATCGCAGCTACCAATATCGCTGGTTATCACATGGCTACAGGTATTACAGCAGAATACTCTATGGTTTACTTAGATATTCACTAGTCAAATTATGGCTTCGCTCTGTCTCCTACGGGAGATAGCTACGAGGCCGAAATTATCAACTTAATCAAAAATAACTTGGAAGCAATAAAATTCAAAAACTACACAAATGAGGACTTTACATGGAGCTATAACGCTGTACCCCATTTGTTTAAGGCAGGACAGGAAATCTATCTTGAAGACTTCAAGGCAAAACATTTTGCAAAGCATCTTGTAGATAGAGAGTTAAACAAAGTAGGGACTCTAACAAATAACGTTACGGCAAGAGCTGGATTAGAGGTACAATGTTTGCCGTCAGACGAACCAGTATCAGTAGCAGAAGCAATAGACATTGAAGCTAAGTCACAGGTAGTGGAGAAAAAGAAAGCAGGTAAGCCAAAAAAGGTCGAGGAAGAAGAGTTTGCTGATTTGAAAAAATAACATGAACCCAAAACAACAACGAGGCACATCTTTTCAAGTAACAGCAACTAATGCAACGGCTGCTTTGGCTTCTAACGCAGGTGTTGCTGGTAGGGTTCATTACATTACGGATATTTCAGCTAGTAGTGATAAAGCAGGGGCTTTGCTTCTGGTTAAACAAGGAACAACAGTTATTTGGCAGTCTCAAGTAGCGGCCACGGCGGCGGGGACTCTCGCTTATGAGCATACATTTTCTACTCCACTAACCGGGGCGGTAGGGGCTTTGGTCAGTGTGGAGATTGATGGAACTGCTGTGTGTCATGCGAATATTGCTGGGTTTTCACTATTATAACAATGAAACTACTCTCTAAAAGCGAAACCAATGCAGGTCTCAAAAAAGAACGTGAAGCTCTCATTGAGAACATTGAATTTTTGAGAAAGAAAGTAATTTTTAAAAGTCAACCAATCTCTAATCAGGAGATTCAGGAACAGAAATCAGAATTACTTAAAGAACTAAAAGACATCGAAGAAGTTATTGTCACAAAGCGTGAGGTTATTCAAGGAATGATGGAGCGTCAAGATGAGTTAGACGAACGTGTGTATCAGATAGATGAGCGCGAGAAGAAAGTCGAACTTCGCGAGAACTTTATTAAAGTCATAGAGCAAAAACAATATGGAGTACCAGCATAAACAAAAGAATCCGAATTTGTATATTGAGCTTGCAGTTTCTGGTCAGGGTGGATTCTTGATGACACAATCTGGTGATCTGCTTCTGACTGAATTAGGAGATAACTTTATTACACAAAATGGCTAATAAAAGATTTACCGATTTAACTACCCTCACTTCAATCGCCACTGGCGACTTGTTTCCGATTGTTGATATTTCTGATACTACGGATTCCGCTGGGGGAACGACAAAGAAAATAACACAAGCGAATCTAGGTTTTGCACCTTCTGCTTCTCCTACTTTTACTGGGACAGTGACTTTAACTGGTGCAACGTTAGTAAATACTGGGACATTAACTCTTCCAACTTCAACCGATACACTTGTTGGTAAAGCGACAACAGACACTCTAACTAACAAAAGAATAACCGCCCGTATTCTTTCTGCTACTTCATACACTACCAATACAGGTGTATCTCTAAACATAGACAACCTTGACCAGTTTATTGTTACCGCCCAAGCTGGGGCGTTGTTGATAAATAACCCCACGGGTACTGCCACGGAAGGACAGCGACTGATTGTCGCAGTTACAGGAACGGCGGCGAGGGCTTTGACTTATGACACACAGTTTGAGTCAAGCACGGTCACCTTGCCGACAACTACTGTAACCACCGCACGGCTAAATATGGGTTTTATTTGGCGTAGCGACACAAGTAAATGGGTCTGCGTAGCGAGTGCATAGAAATATATGGCAATTATAGATAATTTAATTTCATACTGGAAACTAGACGAATCATCGGGTAACGCCGCTGATTCTCACGGTTCTAATACTCTGACAAATAATAACACCACCCCTTTTGTGGCTGGAAAAATAAACAATGCGGCAGATTTGGAGAGAACATCTAGCCAAGATTTTTCAAGAGCTAGTCCAACTGGAACAAGATTTACTGGTAGTTTCTCTTTATCAATTTGGGTTAATACTGAAAGTCTTACTGGAGATATGGGGATTTTAGGAGACAATGACCGTAGTGCACCGAAGGGTTATATGTTGCGTTATGTTACCGCATCAAACCAACTCCAGTTTATATATTCAAACGCGGGGACTGATTACTCCACGGTAAAAGCGGCAATGCTTACAAACGCCACATGGGTACACATTGTTGGAACTCACAATGCCGCTACCGACACGGATGTTCTATATGTAAACGGGACTGCTCAAACAACAAATACAAGTCGAACGGTAGACCCAGAGGCGTCTGCTATTGATTTCAAAATTGGTGATATAAATACTGACCAATTTGATGGTTTAGTAGATGAAGCTGGCGTTTGGGGTAAGGCATTGACCGCCGCAGAAGTTACTTCGCTCTATAACGGAGGAGCTGGATTGGCTTATCCATTCCTTATTAGTAGCAGTAGTTTCTTCGCATTTTTCTAAAATATAATTTATGCTTACCCACACATTAAGACGAAACCTCGCAGGCAAACTCACAAGCGATTCAAGCGCTGATAATTTAACTACTCTTGACACGCTTCTTAACGAAGCTGATAGAGAAATCCTCACTCTCAAACCTTGGCCATTTGCCTACAAGTCAAGGTCATTCAGTACGAATACGGCAAATGTTCATTTCCTACCGCAAGATTGTGGAGTAGTCAATACAATTACAGTTACGATTGGCACTACAAAATACACTCCCTATGTAGTTACTACTCGTGAAGAATGGGACTATCTTAATCAGTCTACAAGCACCTCAAACACTCCTGAATATGTCTATATTTTCGGTAACTCCTTTAGCTTCTATCCTGCTCCGTCAAGTGCTACAACTGATGCTGGGACAATTTCATTCAAACGAAGACAGAAAGACCTATCTGTTGCTGACTACACGATAGGAACGATAAGCAGTATCGCCCTAGCAGGGGTTGCTGTTGTCGGTTCCGGCACAACTTGGACTACTCAAATGGCTGAACGATACATCAGGATTACTGACTCAAATACCACTAACACAGGAGATGGTCAGTGGTATGAGATAGCTTCGGTAGAATCTACGACTGCTCTGACACTCGTAGCCCCTTATAGTGGCACAGCAATCTCCGGGGGGTCTGCCGCTTATACCATAGGTCAGGTGTCAATTATCCCAGATGAGTTTCAGATGGGTTCTGTTTATCGAGCAGTAGAAAATTATTTTTCCTATATTCAGCCTGAGCAAGAAAGAGCTACTCTTGCTAAAAATAATTATGCCGAGATGGTACAAAGAATGAAAGCGGAGTTAGGTAGTAGAACAATATGATTAAAGACCTCGAAATTGAAAGCGTGCTAGAGGGAATTTCCTCAACTAACTACCTCTCAGGTAATGGGCAGTATAATTCTGCTGTTGGTATTGATAGTGACGCACCTGTAGGCTCAAACACCAAGACATCAGGTATTATTGTCCCGACTCGCTACGAGAAGTTTTCAGGGGTAGAATTTACTGGCTCGCCTCTTTGGATTCTAACTAACAATAAAACCGCGAATACAGTTGTCTATGCCTCTGACGGTAAACTTCATTCTTTTGATAGCTCTATCGTCATGCGTGCGACTGACGAGGCGACGACTGCATTTCCAATAACTATCACAGGAGGTGCTGGAAACGGTGGATTTTTCTATAATAATTTTTACTATCTTTGCGAAGATACTGATATTTCTCAATATGGTGGTATGGATCAGGGTGCTTCGATTGCGAAAACAGAGAACGTTTGGACGGGTGCGAAGTTTAGCAAGACAGCTCTGACTGATACAACTTATCCAACTTTACAAGGTGTGGAGATTCCTAATCACCCCGGTCATGTTCATACCGACAACTCTGCTTATATAGGGGACGTGGTAACTGGGCAAGGTGTCATTCATCGAATGAACACCAAGAAAACTACTATAGAGGGCGACACAAACGGCACAACAGTCCCCTCTGCATTTAACGCCCTTGACTTACCGTTCGGATATTATCCGACAGATATTGAAAGTTATGGCACTGACGTGGTTATCGCCGCAATCCGAACGACTAGCTCATCAATCAATCAAGGCTCAGCTGTCCTTTTTTTCTGGGACCCAACGAACACTGACTCTTTTTACAGACAGCTTCATTTGCCCGACCCTTTGGTTACTGCTCTTCTAAACGTAAACGGTGTGCTTTATGTTTGGACAGGTAATGCCTCAAACGGTGTTCGTCTTTCAAAATACATTGGAGGTGAAACAATTAGCGAGGTCGCTTATCAAGAGGAAGGCGTGCCGCCTTTTGCCGGTGCAGTAGACGCTATAGGCTCACGCCTTGTATGGGGTGCGGCTACAAGCTATCCAGCAACCACCGCTTCGGTTATGGCGTATGGTAGTAAAAATGACTCACTACCAAAAGGACTGCAGAACATTGTTCGCTCAACATCAGCTGGAGCAACGCAGAACGTATGTTCTTTAAAGTTTGTCCAGCAAGCTAATAACATTCAACCAAGAATGATTGTGGGGTGGCGTGACGCTGACGCAAAGGGGCTAGATAAGCTCTCAACATCTGCAACTTTTAATACCATTTGGCGAAGCGAGATTTTTAACGTCAATGAAAAGTTTGTTTTGAAGAAGCTCACTATTCCTCTCGCTGGTGCGGTAGACGCAAATACCACAATCACAGTCAAAGTACATTTAGACGACGCTTCTTCCAGCGTGACTCTCACGACAATCAACAACACTAATTATCCTTCAAAGCGTAAGGTATTATTTAAGGCAGGGGAGCTACTTGCGTGTACAGGCGAGAATAACTTTTTTATAGAAATTCTGCACACAGGCACAACAAGTATGCCGATACTTTTACCGATAAGAATGAAGATCGATTCCGCAGACGATGAGCAGTAATAAAATAACATGCCAAAATTCAAACAAAATAATATCCCCGCGCCAAGCAAAGACTTCGTAACTGACGAGGAGGTACGTGAAATTATTGCGGCGGCTTTAGCTAACTGGACGGGTATCACAAGGTTTAGGACAGTCGAAAGTGTGGTTACGGTAATTGCAGATTTCTCTAACGCTCAACATAACCATACGAATACATCAGGTGGTGGGCAATTAACGGACGCCGCTCTTTCCGCAGTGGTGACGGTGCCGAAGGGTGGAACTGGAGTGAATACCATTACGTCTGGTGGGATTTTGAAAGGCGCGGGTGCAGGTGCGATTACGACAGTCGTGCCACAGGCGGGAGTGAAGACGTGCTTTGTGGCGAATACAAATGGAGGACTTGCAACAACACAGATTACGTTCACCGATGGAATTTTAACAGCAGGATTATAAAATAATAATACTAATATGGCAAAAACAGATAAAAGAAGTTTTAGGGACAGAGTTAAGGGTGCTGTCGGCGGTGCGGTAAGTGCAATAAAAAGAGCTGTTACAAAAAGTTCAGGAAATATTCCAACACAATATAGAACTCCGACAATCAAGTCATTGTCAACTCGTCCTGCGACAGACTTTATGACTCCTGCTCCTGTTACACCTCGCCGTCGTCAGTTTGGTAGTAATCAGTCAGCAAACGCGCTTGGTGCGATAGGAGGTCGGGTTGTTTCTGCTCCACGTCCTGCGACAGACTTTATGACTCCTGCTCCTGTTACACCTCGCCGTCCTGCGACAGACTTTATGACTCCTGCTCCTGTTACACCTCGCCGTCCTGCGACAGACTTTATGACTCCTGCTCCTGTTACACCTCGTCCTCGTCAGTTTGGTAGTAATCAGTCAGCAAACGCGCTTGGTGCGATAGGAGGTCGGGTTGTTTCTGCTCCACGTCCCGCGACAGATTTTATGACACCTCGCCCTCCTGAACGACCTACTGATACTCCTTCAACTTTCACTGAAGAAAGGGGCTCTCCTGCTACTGAAAGAACAGAATCCTATACCTTGCCCGGTAGTAGTAACCCTATTAAGCCTAGTCAATTGTCAGAACAGCAGAGTGCTAATATCGCGCAACTGAAAACTCTTGGTGAACAACTGCAAGCGGCACAAGAGGCTCTTGCAACTGCCGGAACAGAAGAAGAAAGAAATGTAGCTGGACAAGAAGAACAAAGAGCTGATAGAGAATATGCTCAGGCTGAAAGGGCTTACGAAAGACTTTTGCGAGAATCAGAGGGTGAGGTTCAAGCTCAAACAGGAATCGACGCTTTATCTGCACAAAGTGCGGCAATAAACGCACAATACAGATCGGAGTCAGCAGATGTAAAAAATCAGCCTATTCCTGCAGGGTTCATTACCGGACAGGATAAGGCTCTATATGAAAAAGCTCAGACTGGATTAGGCACTCTAGCCACACAAAAAATCCCACTAGAGCAACAACTATCGCGTGAACAAGCAAAACGTCAGTCTGCTATTGATGTCTCAAAACAAAGACTAACTTCGTTAGAGAACAAACGAAGCCGATATGATTCTAGACGTAAAGAAAGAAAGTCTGATTTGAAAGATAAACAAGACAGAGAGCGAGATGAACGAAAGTATCAAGAAGACGTGCGACGCTATGGTCTTGATTATGCACAAAACGAGAGGAGAATAAATCAAGCTAATAGAGAGAAAACAACTCCTAAATTCCGAGTTTCATCGTCTGATATTGACCAAGGGACATCTGCTCTTGAACAGAGTCGAGGTTCTGATGGATTTGTTGATACCGCTCTTTATACGAATCTATATCGTGACTGGATTGACGGCGGCGGTTCGAGAAGCGAATTTCTAAAATACTTTCCGTCAAACTCTTACCTTAATCCGAATGACCCAACAGTCCCAGCATATTTAAGACCAACAGGTAGCGGTGGAAATTGGAGGGGATAAAACTATGGGTATATTTGACAATACATTAGGAGGACAGACCAAACAAAAGCCAAAAGGTGGTGGTATATTTGCCAATACCATTTCAAGACAACGGCCACAACAGCAATACCACGCCTCTGTGGACTCACGTGGCACTTCTTTAGGCTTCTCTGACGAGCGAGATACGTCTGGTCGTCCTTTCTTTGCCTATCGTAATCCGGGGGACACTTCTACTACTACGGACTATAAGCGTGTGGCGACGCAGTTTGACCCTAGGATAGCTACAACAACACCTCGTGATAGTTTCTACAATCCTCGTGATCCTCGTATCGGTGACAGTGACAAGAGAACCCAAATAGACCACGAAATGGCCTTGGCTCTTTCAGGCTCTAATAACCCTGCTAACTTGCGCACTGTACCGAACGCTCAAAATAGAGATTCAGGTATCATCCGTGACTTACAAGGCAACGTTATAGCAGGCAGAAATAGTCTATTCCAAGCACAAAGCGACCTTGCTATCGAAAAGAAAACACCGCTACCTTTCACTGGTAGTCGGTATGGGCAATTCGCCCTTGAAGCTAAACAGGCACAAGAAGAGGCAAGGAAAGCGCAAAGTTTTGGTGGGTTGTTTAAGAATACGTTATCTGACTTGAAAAGTCGCTTTACTAATCTTGGACAAAAAGTAAGTGAAGCTGTACCGGGCGTTCGTGCGATAGCTGATATGGGAGTACAAGGAAGTTTTGAACCCATTATAAAACATGCTTCTACAATTGGTACAAAGGAACATCAGGAAAGACTCCTAGGAAAAAAAGACCACCCAATTAAAAATAAGGAAGGGAAAACACTTGGGTACACTTATTCCCCAAAAAACCAGATGAACTTTGCTCTTGGTTTTGTCAATCCTGTTGGAGGCGAAGGTACTGTACTTGATAAAATTGCCAAAGAAAAATCTTTTTCTGTCATAAAAAACTTACTCAAAAAAATTGGAGACTATAGTGATGACGTTGTAGAGAAACTTGTTAGAACAGATACTGTTGACGAAGTAACGTCAATACTCCGTAGTAACATAACAATCCGACAGGGAACGACAAATTGGAGTAAGCTTCAGAAAGAAAACCCTGATTTGTTCGATACTGGCATACTAAGAAAAAACCAGAAACCACAAAACGCGAATGGTGTTATACCAGTGGAAGTTCATACCGCACAGACAAAGTGGCAAAACTACGGTCAAGACAGCGAGGTATCGGCATCAATCTTATACGGAAAGGATAAAAAGTATGGTGGTTATATTAAGAAAGACGGAGACCCTGTTCGTGATTCTAGTGGCAATATCTTAGACGACATTTATGACGAGGCTACAGGACGATATATCGAGCCAACAGTATCTAATAAACACCTAAGAGATAACCTACTAGATTCATTCTCTACAAAGGAAGGAAAGCAATATCTCAAAGAGGTAGTAAATGCCTTACCAAAAAATTCAGATGGAACAATAACTGCATATCGAATCGGGGCGATTAGCAAGGAAGGGACGCAAAGCTATACTCTAAGCGAGGGAATGGCAAAAACATTCTCTAATCAAGGCACAGTTATTTTACCAGCGGGAACTCCTGGGTTGCCAAAAGGGGGTTACAAAGATTTTGGAGCACTCCCTGCCAATACAGTTAAAATAAAACCAGAAGGAATAGTGGCGTGGAGTCCTTACGATGCTGAAATACTTGTTGAATCAAAGTATGTAAAAACCACCTCCCAACTCCGTACAGAGTACGCAGACGAGCTAGCTAAATCAAAGAGCGCTAACCTACCTAAAGCTAATTCAGCCCAACAAGCAGTCAAAGACGGTCTCACAGAGGAGCAGTTTATGAAGGGGCAGGGAACTCCTAAAGATGGACTTACAGAATACAAAGGTGCCGTGGATGCTGTTAAAAAAGATTTTCCAAACGAAGCAATAGATTTAGATTCTCCCAGTGGGGTTAATGATTTTATGGAGTTACTTGATAATTCGGAAACAGCGGACAATTTAGGTATTTCGACTGAGATACTTACGGAAAAATTATTGAATAGAGTTACTAAATTAAAAGAAGCTGGGTCTACAAAACTTGTAAATAAATTAGGTGAGAAATTGACCAGCATTAACCAAAATTACATTGACAGGATTAAGTCTGACGGTGTTCGTATTTCGGAAAATTCAGGAAGCGAAAAAGTCAAACTATTGAGAGATATTTATGGTGGCACGATACCTCGTGAAATCAAAATATATCGTGGGACTAATCTAATGAACGCACCGTTAAGGGTTGGCGATTATGTTACCCCAAGCAAATCTCTTGCGAGAGGTTATGTAGATGGAGAATTTGGAAATGTTGCCAATTATACGGTCAAATCAGAGGATTTGATTTTAATGAGAGTCAATAGTGGAGGCATTGATTCCGTTGAAATGGTTTATCTGCCAAAAGCACAACTTGCCGACCTCCAAATCAAAACCACCTCCCAACTCCGTGCAGACTACCAAACAGCCAAAGGTCTATCAAAGCCTTCTCCAGATTTTATAGGGGAACCCAAGAAAAGCGGTAAGCAATTAGCAAAAGAGGAAGTTGACAACATGTTTGCTGAACGTGAGCGGAAGGTCGCTAGGGAATATGTAGAAAGGAAAACCACCAATCGCGCTGAATACGACCCTGGGTATTTTGCTCGTAAAGAAACTCTTGAAAACAATCTCAAGACGACAAGACAAATAGAAAAACAAACCAAGCCACCACAAACAAGCCAGCAAAGTAGTCAGACCATTCCAAACTCAAAGGCTTCAGTAGGTAGAACCATGTCAGAAGGAGAGGCCAAGTCAATAGAAATACAAGCGAAGCAAGCAATAGATATAATGGCTGGAGGAAAGATTCCTGATGGGGTTTCATTGCATAAGATTATATCAGATACAGTTACTCCTGTTACAAAGAAAGTTAATTTTATTGACACTTTTCTTCGGACTCCTGACCGAGTTATGAATAAAATCGGCTTTGGCAAAGAGGCAGTTGAACTTCGACGAGCAATGGACTCTTACTGGAAGGAGTTGCCTAAGAACATCGCCAAACACACTGAATGGGCTAAACGTGTACCGAAAGAAAGCAACGAACGTATATTTAAATACCTAGACGGTCAAGCTATTGACCTACGGCCAGATGAGAAACAAGTGGCGCTGGAGATAAGAGCGTGGTTAGAACAGTGGGCGGATCGTTTGAAGTTGCCAAAATCACAGCGTGTTTCTGAGTATATTACCCGTCTTTTTGATGAGGAACTTTTGGCTAAGGAATTTCCTGAAGAACTTGCCAAGATAATTGCCGATAAAGTCCCGGGTTCTGTCTACAATCCTTTTATGCTTCGTAGGCTTGGTGCTAAGGGCTACAAACAAGACACTTGGGCGGCGCTCGATGCTTATGTTAAGCGTGCCACTCGCAAGGTACACATGGATCCTGTGCTGGAGAAGATACAGGCGAAAACTGGTCAGTCTTTGGAAATGGCGAATATCGAAAAATCGCAGTTTAAATATGTCCAAAGATATGTAGAAAATATCAACATGCGACCATCTGAAATAGAGGAGTCTATTGATAATTTTCTTAAGTCATCTCCATTGGGTTACAAATTCGGACAGCGCCCCGTGGCTTCTATCAGTCAGTTTTTGAGGCGAATATCTTTTCGTGCTGGATTAGGTCTTAATCTGGGTTCTGCTTTACGTAATCTTTCGCAAGGGGCAAATACTTACTCTGAACTCGGTGAAAAATATACAACTCTTGGTTATGTTGGACTCTTTAAAAAGGGTGCAAAAGAAGAGCTTGAAAGAGAGGGGGTTTTAAATGCAGGGTTTATTCAAGACCGTGTGCTTTCTTCGACAGCAAAAATAATAGAGAGAATGGATAAGGGACTTTTTGCGATGTTTCAAGTCGCAGAATATATCAACCGAGGTGCGGCTTATTTTGGAGCTAAGTCTAAAGCTCTGTCTGCGGGAAAATCAATAGACGAAGCTATTGAATACGCCAAAGGTATCGTTCGTAAGACACAATTTTCTTTTGATTCTGTAGATACTCCTGTCGGTATGTCTAGTAACATCGCAAAGACCGTTATGCAATTTCAGACGTTTACAATGAAACAAATGGAATTTTTGGGTGAAAAAGCAAAAGGTTCGGTAACAGGAAAAGAAAAAGTGAAAAATGTAATTGGCTTATTAAGATACGCTGCGGCAGGAACAGTGTTTGTGTACACAATCGGAAGGGCATTTGGAATGGAGCCAAGAGAGCTAATCCCTATTTATAGGATAGGTGCACCACCGGCGTTAGTCCCTATAGTTGAGACAGGAAAGGCCGCACTAGATACACCTGACAAGTACGGCAACCAGCGCGAACTTAAAACAAAGGCGATAGATGTCGGAAAATCATTTTTAGGATATGTCCCCGCTGGTTCTCAAATCAAAAAGTCTTTCTTGGGTGATCAAGCCGTCAGACAAGGTGGCTCATTCGACAAGGGTGGCAATCTTCAATTCAAAGTAGGAGAAACTACGGGGCAAAAAATACAGGCAAGACTGTTTGGCAAGTACGCAGGTCCACAATCAGACAAGTATTTTAACAGAGCAGAGGAAGCTCAGAAGTTAAATAAAGAAGCAGAGAGGACATACGACGAACTTCTTGCGCTTCCTAAATCAGAAGGCGACCATCGCTTTACACAGTTAGAAAAAGACAATCCGAAATTAGCTGATAAGCTTAAGACTATCGGCCGTGACCGTAAACTTGGTATCACTGAGAAAGATAGGGAGCTTCGTGCGTTTGGCGTGACGAATGGTGACAGGGCACAGCGTGTTCTTGACTACATATTGGAGTTGCCGAGCGAAGCAGACCAAGACAAGCTCTACGATGAATTAGTAAAGAAGAAAATCATCACGTCAGTTGTAGCGAAACAGATTAAAGAGTTAATGCAATCAAGATGAAACACCCCATTCACCAATCAAACGAGGACAAGTTAGCGCTCACTTCAAAGAATACAGTTGAAGCGGTCAATGACATTTCTCGCAAGGCTGATAAGACAAACCAGCTTCTTGGCGAATTAAAGACTTCTATTCAGGATAAGGATCACCTTGTGATTGGCTTCACTAGCTTGGTTGATAGCCAAAGAAAAACGTCCTCTAAACTTGAGGAAGTAAAGAGTGCGGTGTTAGCTTCAAACATTGTGTTAAAAAATATCGCTAGTAAAGAAACACCAGCTTTTCCAAAAACTGATTTTACTGCTACGAATAAGCTACTGACTGAATTACTTACTGAAATGAAAAAGCCAGATGAGATAACTGTAACTTTGGAATTAGATGACTAGACGAGATATAAAAATAAAAATAAACAAGGACGATTTCAAGAAAAAACTTGGGATAAAAGATGGTGTTGATTATGTGCTAACCGAGGCTGACAAAAAAGAAATAGGACAAAATATAAAAATTCCTATCGTTGAAAAAATTATAGAGAAAATAGAGGTTATTCGTGAAACACCTATAATTACTAATGAAGTAAGGGAGGTCGCGGTAACTGATACCCCTGACGAGGTGGTAGAAAAGGTAAACGAGGCTAATAAAAAAATCAAAGCGAAGCAAATTGAAGGGCTTACAAAAGCTCTTAAAATAGTTGATGAATACGGTACTAATCCTCAGGGTTATGCGTTTGGCGGTGCTAATCAAACTGTTATCTTAGATGAGGGTACGAGGATCACCGAACACTTTACCGAACTCAATTTCACCGGTGCGGGTGTATCTGCAACATACGGAAATAGTGGACGAATAAACGTTGATATAGGTGGTAGCGTTACCCCCGTCACTCCGGGTGGCTCTGACACACAAGTCCAGTTTAATGACAGTGGGGTGCTTGCAGGTGACGCGGGGCTTACATATAACAAGACAACAGACATGCTTTCTGCTGGTGGACTTACTGCCACTGGTGGCGCTGTCTTAGAAAAGGTCGTCACCCTCACAGACGGGGCTACAGTAGCCCTAAATGCCGCACTAGGCAATGTATTTAATTTAACTGCAGGTGGTAACAGAACAATCCTCGCCCCGGATAATCCAAAAGACGGACAGCGGATAATAATAAATATACTCGCTTCAGGTGCGAACAGAACAATCACGCTAACCAAAGGGGCTGATGCTTTTGTGTTTTCGTCCTATGTGGCTTCACTACCAATTATCTTATCAGGTAAGGTTCTTTCAGTCGTAGCTAGATATTCCTCACTTAATTCTCGTTGGATAGTTCTAGCAGAAAACGCCGATGTATAAAGATATATTTTTACAAAGCATAGATGATGGGGGACGCTTTTATACAGAAGCTCCTAGTACCCTTTGGGATAGACAGGATTTATCACAACCAATGATGATAGACAATGAATATGAAAGGACTACTAATCAAGTGTTTTTAGACAATGCTTTTGGTGATGTTCTGATCGGTGGATTAGGTATCGGACTTATCATCAAGGCGATAGAGGATAACGCAAACATTACCTCAATCACAGTCATAGAAAAACATCAGAGAGTCATAGATTTAATTGTTCCACAGTCTAATTTCAATAATAAAGTCACAGTAATTCAGGGCGATATTCACACCTATATTCCTACTAAACAATACGACACTATTTGGTTAGACGATTGGACTACTGCAGAGGAGGACGCGGTATATCGTGAGTCCAGTATATTTGTCGGAGATAGCCGAGAACAATGGAAAGACAGGCTTTCGCCTTACTTAACAGATGGTGGGTATATTAACTATTGGAAACAATGATTACACTCCTAAAAAACCCAGCAACTGCCAAAGTAGACCCGTTTTTTACGCCACTACCTTTGGGTTGGTTAAACCCGGGGAATTGTTTTACTTCAAACAATGGATACGCTACCACCACTCCGACAGTTAGCGGCAACCAGACCATCTTAGACACTGAAGTTTATTTGCAAACTGGTGATGATACTTTTATCGGTAATAATAAAGCCGACACAAGTACCGCATGGAGTACTACCGAGTCTTACATTACCTATGGCGGCGAAAGCGACAAATGGAACGCTACACTCACTCCAGCTATTGTAAACGCTACGAACTTCGGGGTCGGTGTCGCTTGTAAAGTTTCCGCAAGCGGGTCGACTCGTGTTTACGCTTCTAATTTTGCTTTCAGCATTCCTACAAGTGCGGTAATTAGAGGGATACAGGTCGATGTAGAAAAGCACAAAATTTATAACTCCCGTTCAAACTTCACAACTGCAAATATAGACCACATAAGAATGACAATATTCTACGGTTTCCCACACCTTAATCACTTTGAATAACATGTTTAATTTTTTACAACAAAACTTCGTGCAAATAGGTCTCGGTGTGTCTATGCTAGTAAACCTATATCTAGGCTACCAACGCATTCAACTCGGAGGCTACGCAATCCGCAAAGAGATTTTTGAGGACTACAAAGAACGTAACGAACAGCTTGAAGATAAAATCAAATTACTTGGGGATAGAATAACCGACATGGCGCTACAACTGACCAAACTAGAAACAACTATTGTCGAAAAAGATAACCACATTGCAAGCCTGACAAGGTTGGTGGAGAATCGCAACCCGCAATTGATAGCGGTTCTCGAAGAAATCAAAGTCTTTCTAAGTGGTCTTGAGGGTATGGTGGTACAGAATAAAAAATAAAATGAACAAACTTTCATTACTAAAACCCGTAGTGCAACTAAAGGCTGAAACCTTGATTAAGGAGTGTCGGAAGGTAGGTATAACGCTTATTGTGACTTCAACTCTACGCACACATGCCGAGCAGGATGCACTGTATGCCCAAGGTCGCACGACAGCGGGTAAGGTGGTAACTAATGCCACTGCTGGTTTCAGCTACCACAACTGGGGAGTAGCGTTTGATGTAGTGGGTCTTAAAAACGGAGT